TGGCCGGCTTCATCGTCACGCAGAACGATGCCGGCCAGATCGTCGGCTACCGGGGGGTAGGCTATGTGGCTGTGACGGCCAATATCCTCGCGATCCTTTTCGTGTCACGGATCGTAATGCACGACCGGCCGGCGACAGTGCCGAAATAGTGTGGGGCTAAGTGAGAACGTGATCCTGTTTCTCACGTTTTTGTCACGCCAAAAAACGGAAAAGGCCTGCGCCTAAACGCAAGCCTTTGAATACCTGGTGGGGCGCGACAGATTCGAACTGTCGACCTACGGATTAAGAGTCCGGAATAGTAATCTTTGAGGTTGTTCGCCCTTGTCCGTAATCCATTGAAAAATTGATGGATTATCGCTATAATTTGTCCGTAATCGGTTGCCGTTGTTCGCTAGGAAACGGCAACGAACGGCAACCATACGGCAACGGAGAATAGAACGCCATCATGGCGACGCTGACAGATCGAGCAATCCAGGGAACGAAAGCGACAAGCAAAGACCTATGGGTGTCTGATGGGGGCGCTCGCGGTGCGGGTCGCCTTTACCTCCGCGTTCAGACCTCTGGGCGGCGCAGTTTCTACTACAGGTGTTCCGGCCCTGATGGCGATCGTCAATCCTTGCCGCTTGGGGAGTACATCCAGAAGGGTGGCCGTGCCGGGTTAACCTTGACCGAAGCTAGAGATAAGGCAGGTGAGCTGGCCCGGCTATACCTTTCCGGTATTAAGGACTTACGAGGACACCTGGAAGCCGAGCAATGCGCTAGGGAGCGATCTATTCGTGTGGCAGAGGAGGAGGCTCGGCGCCAGGATGACGAGGCCAAGCGAGGTAGCCTGCGCAACCTGCTGAACGGATATGTCGAGCATTTGGAGCGCGCCGAGAAAGTTGATTGGAAGGATGTGCAGAGCATCTTCCGTCTGCATGTCTTCGGGCCGTTTCCCGATCTGGTAAATCTAAAGGCCAGCGACGTAAAGTCTCGGGATCTGCGAGAAGTCCTGGCGAGAGTGGTTGATGCCGGTAAGGGCCGAACGGCTGGCAAATTGCGATCGTATCTGCGAGCCGCCTTCGCTGCAGCTGCCAAGGCCGAGTTTGACCCGACTGCCCCGAGTAGTCTGATTGGATTTGGTATAGAGGCGAACCCCTGCGATGTGCTTCCAACGATGTCCAAATTTAACGTTGCCCGGGAGCGAACCTTAAACGCAGAAGAACTGCGTCTGTACCTCAACGGCATCGACTTTTTCCCACTGATGACGCAGAGAGCAATGCGCCTGGCTCTGTATTTGGGTGGGCAGCGTCCGACCCAGCTACTGCGGGTTAAACCTTCCGATGTTGATTTAACTGAAATCAGTGGCGAAATCCGACTGCGTGACCCAAAAGGATCAAGGAAATCGTCTCGGCTGCATGTTCTGCCCCTGGTTGGCGTTGCCCGCGAAATTGTTGGTGAGCTAATGAAGCTGAATGAGAAGAAGGCCTACTTGTTTCAGAGCATAGAAAATAGCCACCTGCGCTCCGAGACAGTATCCGCCGCGGTCTTCGAGATAGCGACCGCCCTGGTCGAGTGCGGCCGGAGTCGCTCGATTTTCCAAGGGAAAGATATTCGCCGCACGTCCGAAACGATGCTGGCCGGAATGGGGGTCAGCAAGGATGTGCGCGCACAGCTTCTCAGCCACGGATTGTCCGGTGTACAAGATCGACACTACGATCGACATGAGTACGCGGACGAGAAACGCGCTGTTTTGACGGCGTGGAATGACAGGCTAGAGGCATTGCGCAACGGTGAGCAGTCCACTGGCAACGTTATCGGGATCGAACGGGCTAGGGTGGCGTGACGGCAAAGAAGCTGTCACTGAATTTCGTAAATTTCAATTCCCACCGACGCCGAGTCGGTGAAGCCCAAGTCGCGAACATCAACACACGCATTCGATTGCATTCGATTTCTCGAAAAAAAGGCGGAATCCATTGTAGCGCTGCGATTTCAGCAAATCCTCTCATCTCTGATCGTTTCGGACATCTCCTGAATCTGTTTGAAATGCTGGCTGGCGCCTCACAATCGAACCGAAATGAACGAAAAGGACGGTTCGATGAAAACACCAACTTGGCACTACATGACGCGCGCGGAAATCTGCGCAGTCCGGAGGGTCGGTCGCACCCATCAATACGAGGATGAGAAGTCCGGCAGCTTTCCCCCTGGCGAGCGCCACGGTATGCGCACCATTCGATGGCGCTCGGATGTTGTAGCCGCATGGCTTGAAGCCGAAAGCCAGCGAGCGCGCGAGGCGTCTCAAGATATTGCCGTGAGGCAGTCGAAATCGGCAGAGCGCGGTGTTGAGGTGCGCCGGAATAGGCGCGTCGCTGCCACCCAAGAATCCGCCACTCGGGCCTGATCGCCATGTGCGCGGCTAATCGCCAGCAGAAGCTGGCAGTTTTTTATCGGCGCAGGAGTGCCTCCAACAAATTCGGAGGAACACCATGTGTACGAAAAAACGCCCCGGCCTAGCAGGGCACGGGGCATCGACGGCGGCGAGATCGGGAATCTCTGGCTTGATTATTACAGACCAGCCAGCACTCTCACCCATGCATGGTGGGGCGTGCAGCCTTGCGTCTGTCGCGGCTTGGTGCATTGCCTTCACTGCCGTCGCTGGAACCAAGTTCTCGAACGCTTCGCGCAGCGTGGCATTGTTGCTGCGGCCGAGGTGCTGACATGGCTCGCATCCGTACTATCAAGCCAGAAATGTGGGCATCTGAACAGATTGGCGACTGCACCAGAAACGCCCGCCTATTGTTCATCGGCCTGCTTAACTTCTGCGACGACAACGGAATTCACCCGAACGCGCCGCGACGGCTCAAGGCTGAAATATTTCCGCATGATGAGGACGTTTCGGCCGCGCTAGTTGTCGCCTGGCTGGACGAACTTGCGATTGCTGGACTGGTCGCCGTGTATTCAGTTCGAGGCGATGAATTCATCATTGTGACGGGCTGGGATCGGCACCAGAAGATTGAGAAGCCAACCTATCGCTACCCGCTTCCAGATGCCTCTATCGGGAAAGTTTCGGAGAGCATTCGCCGAGAAGTCGCCGAACGGTATGCGAATAGTCGCCGAATAGTCGCCGACCTGTCGCCTGATCCTCGACCCCGGAATGGAATGGAGTCGAATGGAGTACCCCTCCCTAGCCAGGCCGAGGATGGTCTTTATTCGGAGTGTGTACACGGCGGCCAGGCTGCACAAAATTTGAGCAGCGGGGGCAATCATGACTTTTGAACTGCGCCCCTATCAGCAGCACACCGAACAGGAAGCCCGCTCTGCCTTGGCTGGGGGATTGAAGCGAATCTGCCTCTACCTGCCAACCGGAGGCGGCAAGACCCTGACGGCGATCTCGATCATTAAGAAGGCCGTCGCCAAGGGCCGCAAGGTCGTATTCTTGGCGAACCGCAAACAGTTGGTTGGGCAAACCAGCAAAGTCCTGTACCGCTATGGCATCGCCCACGGCATCCTCCAGGCTGAGAACACCCGTAGCCTTGATGCTGACGTACTGATTGCCTCCATCGACACGGTGCATGTTCGCGGTCTGCCGGATGATGTTGGCTTGCTCATCATTGACGAATGCCACGGCGTTGCCGGATCGGAGAAATACCGGAAGCTGCTGGCTACGTACAACAACGTTCCGGTCGTCGGCCTGACAGCGACCCCGTTCGCCGCTGGCATGGCGAAGCATTATCCGGAGATCGGCGGCCCGCTGTTTGAACATCTGGTGATCGGGGCAACGATCAAGGATCTGATCGACGGCGACTACCTGGTTGACTGCGACATCTACGCGCCGTCCGAGCCCGATCTGGCGAAGGTGCGTAGCAGTAATGGCATCGACGGCCTGCTTGATTACAACCAGGGCGAGCTTGAGAAAGCCACCGACAAACCGGAACTTGTCGGCGACATCCTGGCGCACTGGCGCAAGTTGGCGTCTGGGAAACAGACGGTGGTGTTCGCCTGTTCGATACCCCACTCGAAGCACATTGTCGAACAATTCCAAGCGGCCGGCATTGCTGCGGAGCATATCGACTATCACGCTGACGACGACGAGCGCAAAGAGATCCTCGGACGCTTTGCTCGCGGCGAGACGATGGTACTGTCGAACGTGGAGCTGCTGTCCGAAGGCTGGGACTGCCCAAGCTGCGAAGCGATGATTCTTGCCCGCCCGACGCGCTCGCTGATCCGCTTTGTCCAGATGGTCGGCCGTGTCCTGCGGCCTTCGCCTGAAACCGGCAAGAAAATCGCTCTGCTGCTCGACCACTCGGGAAGCACCGCCCGCCTGGGTCATCCGTGTGACGACCTTCCCTTGGAGCTTGATGACGGCAACCCGAAAACATCCGGCCAGCAAAAGGCCGAGCGCCTGGAGTCGCTGCCGAAGCCTTGCCCGTCCTGCAAATACGTCCGCCCGGCTGGTGTCCATGCTTGCCCAAAGTGCGGATTCGCCCCGCAGCAACAATCAACCGTGGAAGTTGCAGCCGGCGAGTTGGTGAAGTTCGACCGCAAGAAGCCCTTGAAGAAGGAGACCGGCCAGCACATCTATAGCCAGTTGCTCGGATATGCGCGGAACAGTGGCTATGCGCACGGGTGGGCGTTCCACAAATACCGCGAATTCACCGGCCGCGAACCGCGCGGACTGAATCAAGTAGCGGCCCCGCCGACCCCGGAAATTCTCGGATGGATTCGATCGCGGCAGATTGCTTTCTCGA